CTTGTCGGGTGGAGGAAGCGACTGTCTCCGCTTGGTGTCTTGGGGGAGTTACAGTCCCCTGCCACACCTTGCGGCCTGTCGCCCTATAAGTATCATCGGGCACACGCCTTCGATTACCCAAGGATTACCAGTTGGTGAGTCCCTCGTCAACAAGGAAACCACTAGATATGGCAATTAATATCCAAGGATTACCCCTCAGAATACTTGTGTCACCCCTTAGAAGAGAAAGACACAAGATATACGACGAATCGAACCACTAAGCCCAGACTATTGGGGCAAGTGATGGCCTTGGTTGAACTACATCCTCCAGACTTCCCTTGAAGGCATGATGATCCCAAGGCCAAGACACTAAAGACTACTATAGACTACTATAGACTGCCTTCGATCATCCTCTACATGACAGACTAATAAGAGAACTAAAGAGAACTAAAGAGAACTAAAGAGTCCTAAGTATCTAAGGACTGGTTGTCTCCGATATGTTGTCAGTTGATGTGGTCGAAGATGAACTAAGATGAACGATGTGACTGGTTGTCTTCCGTTGTTGTCTGCTGTTGTCTTGGGTTGTCTTGGGTTGTCTAAGGATGTCCCTAATTCTCTTCAATAGATATAGGGGTTAGCCAGATAAATTTCTCAGCTAATGTCTAATGTCATCAGATATGCTTTCTGTTTCTCCCAGTCTGGCGAGGGATACAGCCTCCCTTCTCACGTTTATCCAGTGATTACAGTAGGTTAGCATAGATCAATCAAGATTTTTATAGGTTCACAGGAAATTAGACCCCCCGTACCCTAAATAAAACAACGATTTCAAAAAACAGGACTAAAGCTGTTCTTGTTGTTGTTGTTGTTCGGCCTTTGACACAAGAGCCTCCCACAGAAACACAATAAGGAACCCCAGATATGGCACTAGAGTCAGGAACATATATCAACTCATTGAATGCTTCGAACCCAGCCTCTACAGACGGCTTGGCGCAAGCTGATGACCACTTACGATTACTAAAAGCCACCATCAAATCCACGTTACCAAACGTGACTGGTGCAATCACAGCGACACAATCAGAACTCAATAAGCTAGATGGTGTTACAGCGTCCACTAGCGAAATCAATAAGCTGGACGGACTGGAAGCCACGACATCCCAATTGAATGCTTTAGCCGCTACTGGTGGCATCCCATCTGGCGGTATCATCATGTGGTCGGGGTCGATAGCATCCATACCTACTGGGTGGGTCTTATGTAATGGCTCCAATGGTAGCCCCGATCTTCGTAATCGGTTTGTTGTGGGTGCTGGTTCATCTTATAACCCTAGTAACACTGGGGGCGCAGATACTGTCAGCCTATCTACAGCCAACCTACCAGCACACAATCACAGCTTTAGTGGCTCTGGTACTACAAGTACCGCTGGCAATCACAGGCATGGTAACATTGCGAACCCTCTAATGAATGATAATGGTCGTGATGGGGATGCTGGCTCTAACTCTACAGGTATCAATGAATACGATAGACTAGGTGCATACACAGACTACGCTGGCGACCATACACACACAGTTTCAATTAGTGGTACAACAGGCAACACAGGTAGCGGAACGGCTCACGAAAACAGACCCCCCTACTATGCCCTAGCCTACATATTTAAAACATAATGGAGTAAGTTAACCATGACTAACCTACCTATCAGGGGGCTTGGTGCGGTAGGTGTCATAACAGACATTGACCCATATAGCCTACCCATAAATGCTTACACTCGCGCCAAGAACGTCAGGTTCAATGAAGGCAAGGTAACAAGAGCACCAGTCTATAGAGACATCTCAGGTAATCTTACGATTAATCCTAAGTTTATCTATGGGGTTAGTGCCTTGGCTGGTTTTGATGTAGTTCTAGTAGTGGGTGATAACTTTGACATCTATGAGATGTCTAATGGCATCTTAGCACAAAAGTACAACAGTTCACTAACAGCATCGCCTGTTACACCCGTGACAGCAACGATCCTTGCAGACGTACAGTATATCAATAGATCGAATGCCGTGCCAGTACAAAGAGTGCCCAGCGCATCTAATTTCTCTGTCTTACCTAACTGGCCTTCGAACACCACGACGACAGCTATTCGTTCCTATGGTGACTTCTTGATTGCTCTTGGAACTATAGAAAATGGCGTGGAGTACCCAAACAGGGTTCGCTTCAGTGACCCAGTTCTAGCTAACCAAGTGCCTACGACTTGGGATGAAACCGACTTAACCAATAGTGCTGGGTTCAATGACCTTGTGCAAATGAAGACCCCCATAGTCGATGGGGCAACCCTTGGCTCCAACTTCCTTGTCTATTCACAAGACCAAGTGTGGATGATGGAGTTTGTCGGTGGTGCATTCATATTTAACTTTAGGAAAATCTTCGACGACGCTGGGGTAATAAACCAGAACTGCATACAAGAAGTTGAAGGTAAGCACTATGTCTTTGACCGCGATGACATCTATATGACCGATGGGAACACACGTCAGTCAATATGTGATGGTCGTGTACGGGAATACATCTTTAGCGGCCTAGACAACTCTAGGACTGACAAGTGCTTCATACTGCATAACTCACTGCTTGAAGAATTATACTTCTGTTATCACTCAGGCGATGACATGGCTGAACTTACAGATGCAGACAAATGCAATCGGGCGGCTGTCTATAATTATAAAGAAGACAACTGGTCATTCTACGATATGCCAAACGTGGTAAGTGGAACCGAAGCCAACGTGAACTCAGTGTCTACTTATGCTGAATCTACGACTACCTATGATGACGTGGGTGGCTCATACCACTCTCAAGAAAGCCCATACCAAAGACACCCACTATTACTTGGGAGTTCTGGGGTGGGGATAGCCGATAGTAAAGTCTATGGTATCGACTTGCTTGAGAAGGGTTCATTGTCACAGTCCATAGATACCAACGTGTCTAACCCGTTCTTCTTAGAACGTGTGGGTCTTGACCTTGATGACCAAGGCATTCCCCTGACTGGCTACAAAGTCATATCTAGGATTACACCGCAGATTTCTACCGACAGTTCTAATGGTACATTCGAGTTTACATTCGGAGCCGCAGACTTACCCCACGCCGCGCCTAACTATGGGTCGATGGTGGGCTTTGATGCGCTATCCCAATACAAGGTGGATGCCCGTATGTCTGGCAGATACCTGTCATACAAGATGTCCACATCAGCAGACAAAGACTTCAACTTTACAGGTATGGATGTCGAAGTCGCTGTAACTGGTAGGAGATAACAATGGCTATCTCAGATAAAATAAACATGCTTGTGTCTGCTTATGTCAGGCGCACAGCACCAATACTATCTCCAGAGTTCTTAGCAAACTATCTGCAAGAGGAACTAAGAGAAATCGAAGCGTCTATTAAATCACTAGCAGACGCAAGTGTCCAAGTTACCGATAGAGAGCCTACCAACCCAAGAAAGGGAATGGTGCGTTTTGCTATCGCTCCTTGGGAACCAATCGGATCAGGCGTATCTAAACTCGTTGTCTACAATGGCACGTCTTGGGTAGCTTTATAACAAAAGGAATATAATATGTGGGGCGCATTAATAGGTGCTGGAGCCAGCTTACTTGGCTCAAAGATGCAATCAAAATCACAAGATAAAGCAAACGCGGCAAAGATGGCGGCGTTCAATCAATACAAGCCATACGTGGATGCTAACTTAAAAGGTAGTGAAGCCGCATTGGATGGTGTCTTAAACACTGGAGCCTACCAAGGTGACACTTATGCTGGAGCAAATGGCTTTCAGACTGGCACAGCCAATACTATGGGTAACTTTGGTACTAATATGATGAATAGCGGTAATGCCATGATGGGCAATACAGCTGGCTTTGGTAACAACGCAAACTCATTGTACGGACAGTATCAAGGCATGTCAGAAGCGGCACAACAAGATCGCCTTGGCAACGCTATGAACTACGCATCAGCAAACTCTGGTGGTCTAGTAGACGCCGCAATGCGCGATGATCGTCGTAATCTACAAGAGAACACTTTGACTGGCATAGACATGGCGGCATCAGGTTCTGGCAACACGAACTCCAGTCGCGCTGGTGTAGCGGAAGCAGTAGCTAACCGAGCATACGACGACAGACGTGCCGATGTAGCTACAAACATCCAGAATAGTCTTATAGATCGCAGTCTGAACCAACAGGCACAACAGTTTGCTGATCAAGGTTCTGCATTGCAAGGTGCTGGACAAGCAAACCAAAGCATCCAAAGTGCTTATGGTGTCGGCATGAATACTTTAGGTCAAGGTGCTAACTTCGGCATGAACGCTGGTAACGCCTTACAGGGATATAACCAAGCACAGCTGAATGATCAGAAGACTCAGTTTGAAGCACAGCGAGACTTTGAATTAGAGCAACGCAAAGGCTACCAATCAGGTGTCTTAGGTAAGGCTCCAAGTTCATCAGGTGCTGGCGTAACGGCTAACTTGAACAATCCGTATGCCGCCGCAATGGGTGGTGCAATGAATGGCTTTGGTTTCCAGCAAGAGTTTTTCCCACAGCAAACATCATTCTATAGGCCAACTGTAGGTGCAACAGCAAACCCACACATGAGATAAAGGAGGTTTCTAATGTCACGCGCAGTATTAAAGCCGAAGAAAAAGAAAAAACCAGTATTATCTGAGTTTGTGCCAAAGGCATACCCTAATCAAAAAGTACAGGGTGGTATGGGAGTTCTCATGCCAACACAGTTTAATGGTGGCGTAGCTACAGGAGACCACTCCCCTGTTCTCGAAGAAAAGCAAGAGTATGTGGCTCCTAATGTTTATGCTGGTTACGAGGATTTAACCCAAGAAGAGTTTGTTGAACTAGCCAAGAACCCAAACCCAGATGTAGTAAACGAAAACTACGACTTCTCTGGGGTACAAGCGGCTATTGAAGAGTACAACAAAGAGCCAGAGGTCGTTCCACAAGCCTCATATAATGAAGAGCGATACAACGCATCACCAATCGAAGCATCTTTAGCTTTAGCTGAAAGTGCTTTTGAAGATGATCAAGAAGCAGTTGCAGTCGTTAACCAAGAGAACCCTGTTCTCGAAACTAAAGGTGAAAAGGTTGGCGCGGAAGTCTCGAATGATGCTGTTCTTACAAACCAGAAAGAACCAGCTGTCGTTAAAGATAAAGGCGTTTTAAAGAAAAGACTTACGACAACAGCATCTGAAGATCGTATGTCCTCACCTGTAAGTGCAAATGCCCGTGGTTCTGCGATGCCAGATGGTAAAATAGGCAGAAACGAAATGCTTATGCGTATGGGTGCTAGAATGATGGCAGGGTCTACTCAGGGTTATGGAGCCGCTATGGATGCGGCCTTCACTGAGATGGGTGCTATGCAGGATTCCAACCGACAAGCTGAAATGGATGCTTTCAATAAAGCAGAAGCAACAAGACTTGCTGAAGAACGCATACAGGTACTTAGGGACAAA